ATTCGTATGGCTCTTTACTGCGAATTGAAAGCCCTAATGGCTCGCCAAGGTGCGGTACCCGATGTCGCCCAAGCTATCGAATCTTACAAAGAGACCGGAGAAATCTCCGAGAGTCTATTTGTTGGACTAGAGGCCCAGGAGCGTATTGGGATATCCCGCCTTGAACAGTTGAAACGGCTTGAAGATCTCGAGGAAAAGACCTCTACAGTAGTAGAGCTCCCTGAGGCAGTCGAGCGGCCTAAGGCTGCAGAATTGTAACACCTAACTCTATGTCGGGCCTTTTGGCACCGATCAAGGGCTATGTGGTGTAGTAATACTGAACTATTAGCAGTTGGGAATACTGACTAACCTAGCTGCGTAACGTCTACGCACTGAGAGTGTTAAAATCCGGATAAGATTAATCACCTTATCTTAGGAGGATAACTATGCAATACCATAAAGGTAGTGCTCTGCCTTGTGGCAGATTACTCTCGGGTTTAACGTTACGTTTATCTGTAGTAGGTATACCATCCTGTACCATCAACCCCTTTGCGGAGTTAATGGTCAGGTGGACCGTACACAGTGGTGAAGAGTGGACTGTCAAGAGGTTGAAAGACCTCAAGATAGCACTTTTCCAACAGCGTGCGGGCTTGCCGATTACTGCTCCGATTGCAAGGAACAGGAATGGCGAGATCCGTGGCGTTGTTGGCAGTTTGATGCGTTGGGCTACAAAGACAGATAAGAACTTTGCTAAAGTTCTGAATGCCTTTATGGCTTATTCGCATTGGTACTCTGTTAAGTTAACAGGGTCTCAGAAGAAGAAGTTCTTCCAAGCTGTAACTGCTCCTCCGGTGAAAACACCGGAATTTCTGTGTAGTCTTTTAGTAAGGACTACTCAGGCTACGGTCGGTCGAAGAACCGTTCGTGATGTACCATCACAACTGTTACATTGGCAGGGGTCCTCTGCAAAGAGGGCGCCTACCCTTGTTGGTCCGGTCAATCAGGACTCCCAAATATTATTAGAGCTTTTGCTCTTTAATAATTGGAAGACCTGGGACCATATCACTCGCTTTGACATTGCTATTTATAGCCATGTTTTTGCGGGACTGAATGTTAATTCGTACCTTGCTAGGTATGATCAACATCCTGAGTCACTTGATATGGGTCCTTTGATCGGTGGTGAGGTACACTTTCTTCAGGAGCCTGGTTACAAATTGAGAAGCATTGCTTCTCCTTATCGTCTATTCCAAGTGGCTAGTGAGCCACTTAAGAATAGCCTTAAGTCTATTGTATCCGGTCTTCCTTGGGATTGTACTCACGATCAGAGCCGTGCGATACCTTCTATCCAGAGACAATTACATTGCAATAAACAAGTCCACTCTGTGGATTTATCTAATGCAACGGATTATTTTCCCTGGGAACTGCAAGAGATAGTTTTAGAAACTATCTATGGACAAGACAATCCTTACGTTGCTTTGTTTCACGAGATTTCTCGTGCGACTTGGCATAGTGAGCTTGGGGATATTCAGTGGACGCGGGGTCAGCCTTTGGGCTTTAACCCTTCGTTTTTCTGTTTTACCCTAACTCATGGTCTACTTCTTGAGTCTCTCAGGAGATTTATTTCTCCTGCTGGACAGAAGTGGGACTGTGACTTCTTTGTCCTGGGTGATGATGTAGTGATACTTAGAGATGATCTCTATAAGTATTACATCAAAACACTTGATCAGTTCGGTTGCCCTTACTCTAAGGACAAATCAATATCCTCCTGTAAACTCTCTGAGTTTGCAGGTAAGGTGGTTACACCTGATGCTACCTTTCCACAATTGAAGTGGAGAGATGTTTCTGATGATAACTTTATTGATTTGGCCCGATGGTTGGGACCTAGGATACGCATGCTCCTTTCTCGTCGTCAATGTAGTGTCTTGGATGTGTTTGCACATATCCCTGACTTTATCTCCCCATTTGGGCTTAACTGGTCTTTTCCAGGTTCGAATCTGGATAAGATGGTTAAACTTGGTGAGGGTCTTACTACTGACGAGAGGGTTCTGTATTCCCTAATGGGACTAAGTGAAAACGTTCATAATCAGCTTTATGCTGACTATGCCGTTTTCGCTGAAGATCTTAAGACAATTGTTGATGAAACAATTGTATCTCAAGACATCAGGACCTTCGACGAGAAGGTCTATGAGGTATTCCTTCGCATTGAGGCCAAGTGGTTTTCTACCGCTTTGCCTCTGTACGGCTTAAAGGATATACCGTGGACTCTGCGGGATACTTTGCTAGTTCCCCAGTTGCCCATGGAGTCAAGACCACCCTCACGGGTGACTCTTCTCCAACGGTTATCTCGGTTAACAGAAGGTATACCGAAATGTAGGTTAACGTAATGTCAACC